CAATTGTTTGATGAGACTTAAACTTTCCTCACAAACTTTTGTGAGACTCTCTACAGCAATAGCACGTTTGATAATCATTTCTTCTCCTCGTATGAATTACATTCTTCCAACCACGCAGGGTCAAAGCGCCATGGCCAATCAAACTGGCCATTCCTTGCCGCACCCGCATCAACACTGACCAAGGCCCGAGGCTCAAGGCACTGAATGTGATAAGTCATGGGCAAAGGATCATGGTTCACGCACTTATGGCAGTCAGGTTTGCTCATACTCATCCTTTATCTTCTGACGATTGATCATGGCCTGCATGGGATCAATATCCCCCATCAACACTTCAAGCAGCAGACGATCTATTGCCTTCAAATGCTTTTCCAATGCCGCGTTCTTAGTAACAAACTCACCGCATGCGGCAACATAGGGCCGTAGCAGTTCCAGTTCTCTTTGCTCAGTCATTTAAATTCTCCTTTTGTCTTGCCTTTAACATTGCATCTGCATAGTGGTAAGCCATGGATGCCGCATCATTTAGATTGAACGACTCAGCATCATTCATTTCTTTAATAGCCATAGGCAAAGCGGCTGCAGCAAAGTAATCGCGCAGCCCCATACCCATATTGATCAACATCCCCGTTTTATCTTTTGCCACTAATGGAAATGCCGGCTCAGTCATAATATTTCTCCTCTCTTCTTTCTTCAAAATAAATAGGTGCGTCCTGCTCAATCCGAAAAATCACATCCGGATGCAAAACCCCGCTCAAGTCCACATTACTGTTAGGCAAGAACACCGAAACAAGCGTCCATACCTCCGGATAGTCCGGCTCCAACTTCAAACCAGACACGGGCTCAACAGAACCAACTTCCGCCGGCTCATACTCAAAAAAACATTTAAGGTCAAGCCCCAATTCGTCGCATTCATACAAAAACTCATGCAAATTTTGCATAACTTACCCCACAGTCAAAATTATTAGAAAACCCACAATCAACGACCCCAACGTCACAGGCCACAAGGGCACAGGACGATGGACCGAGGACCATCCCATCAAAGCTGCCTGAATCAACTCCTCAGACGATGTCATCTCAGGAGGCTTTGGTTGGTACAGCAGCCCTATCTGTACCTTGCCAGTGTTAAACGGCGTTACACGCCCGTTTGTGCCGCTCACAGAAGTGAATTCATGCGCATTAGTGATCATAAGATGGTCCTGTCTTAGCCTTGGCTCTCATAGCATCCTTGTACGCATGCTCAAAGCCCTCCAAAAATACCTCAACGGGTACGTCTAATTCTGCGGTCAGAATGGCTGAGGAGACAAGGCACGCGTACCAAGCTTCCGATGGTTTTGCAAAAGTATTTCCGCAAAAGTTAAGCAAAGTCTGCGCATTGTCCATGATCTCTTCGATCTGTTTATCCGGTTTGTATGGTAATTTACCCATGTCACTATCCTTTCTTTGTTAATGGTGTTTGTCTAAGTAGACAGGGTTATTATCATGCTTTTAGCTAGTTAGGTCAATTACGTTGAATGTACTATTTCCTAGGGGTTTTCCCTAGGTTTTGGGGTTTTAGTGTGATGCATTATGGTACTGGGTGGATGTACAGTGGTTGGGGGGTGGGGGGATCGGGGACCGCGGACCGAGGGTCAAAAAGGGGGAAAACGGCTCAAAAAGTAATACTAAGGTTTAGGTGCTATAGACCTTTTAGGGGTAAGAGGTGTTTTTATTTTTATTTTTGTGAGATTTGACGTAATAGACGTAATGCTGTAAGGAGTCAATGAAATCAATACGTTACGAGCATTCGGCAAATTACGGCAAGAGATTCAATGTAATATTTTCAGGGGGGCTCCGCGAGATGAAAAGTGAAAAAATAAAAACACACTACACCCTCCAAAAGTTCTATAGGGAGCCCTGATTTGCTTTTGGCCTTGACTCTTGGGTTGACACTCGATATACTCGTGGTAGTTCTTTTACGGGAGTTAATGATGGTACATATTGATCAGGGAATAGCCCTGCCAACCAATCGATCTAAATACCCTTTTGGTGAGATGGAGGCGGGCGATAGCATCCTGTTTGGCGTGCGCAAGCAGGCCGAGAGCTGCCGTGTCGCTGCCCTTCGCTTCACACGAGTGCATCAGCCTAAATGGGTGTTCACGCTGCGCAAGGTGGACGATGGTTGGCGTTTGTGGAGAATCAGCTAATGGCCAAGAAAGACGTTTGGAATGTTCCCCCTGTCATGCCTGACAAGGCACAGAAAAGAATGTCAACCGAAGTGGCCCCGCTGCGGCAGCAGCGTCGCAAGCTAACAGCCAAGGAATGGACCTTTGTTACCGAGCTTGTGAGTGGGGATGGGCGGGTAACCATGAAAGAGGCTGCCATAAGGGCCGGATACAAGGCCACCAGCGCTTCTGTCATGGCATGGAAGCTTACCCACCCTGACATCAATCCGCACGTTGTAGCGGCCATTCAGGCCTATCGTGCTGATTTGGCATCCAAGTACAACACGTCTTACGAGCGCCACATGCGCGATTTGCAGATCATTCGCGATAAAGCCCTTGATGCCGGTGCATTTGCAGCAGCCGTCCAAGCAGAGTATCGTAGGGGCCAAGCTTTGGGAACGATCTATGTGGAGCGCAAAGAGATCCGCCACGGCACAATTGACAGCATGAGCAAGGAAGAGGTGCAGCGCAAGCTTGATGAGCTTAAAAAGCTGTATGGTGGGCCTCCACCCACTGCCTTGATCGATGCGGACACGGGAGTGGTGATTGAAAGTGCAGCAAGAGAAAAGGATCCCGAGTTCGACGCGGGAGTGGAGCAGCCTCCGCTTGACATTTTTGAGCGAGGTTTGGGGGGATCAGATGACACCTGAAGCGCGCTTTTCGGCTAGGGTGAAAGCCGGCCTTGTCAATTGCTCTGTTGAGCGTATTGAGAATCGTATCAACCTTGGCATTCCTGACATGTTGGTGGGTGTTGGGGAATGTTTTGTTTTGATGGAATTGAAAGTGGTGGCCAAGGGCTTGAAAGTTGGGCTGCGACCACATCAAATTGCTTTCATGACTCGGCATGCTGCCAAGGATAGGCCTTGCTACATTCTTGTTCTTGACATGGGCAATACACTACGCCCCTCGACCATCCGCTTGTATCAGGGGAGCGATGCCATGAAATTGGCTGCAGAGGGCATAAAGCTTGAGCCCTTTCGCTGTTGGCCTTCGCGTGGCATGCCATGGGTGGAACTAGAGGAAACCCTAGGTTTAGTAAAATAAATGTAAATAAGTGTTGCAAGGTACAAAAACCTTGCTATACTGGCGATGCCGGTGCTTGATCCGGTTCCTTAGAAAGAAGAGAGAGATGAAAAAGTTGACTATTGAACAACGGGCTTTTTTAGAGGCATACGACAATGCCGTTGCCAGTGCCCCTCGCGATGAGGTGGTTCGCTTTTTGACAGTGACTTCTGAAGAGCGCAGCAGCCGCGCTTTTTATGATTCTATGTCGGACATTTACACGTCAATTTTTGATGCATGGGAGGTTTGGAATCACGCGCTGAAATTTGCTCGCGCTGATAAGGGCATGACCGTTGGCACCTTATCGGCTGCGCTCGCTAATTTGCCGCGAGATTTGCCCATCATAATTTGGGATGCCGGTACCCGTTTAGGGCTTGCTCATGTTGACGATAGCTTTATTGACGATGAAGATTACCCGCGCGTTGAGTTCAACACCGACCGCGACGATTAACCCAGAAAGGATAGAAAATGCAATCCAAAAAAATTATTGCTTCAACCCTTGGCTTTGATGTTGAAGAAATGGCGGATTACCGCTATCAACCCACACGCACAAGGCAACCAGTTTTTGCAATCGGTCAATATTATTATGCTTGTGGAAAGCGGCGGCCTTCCGATGATGTGGGCGAAGACTGGCAGATTGACAGAGATCAATTTTGGGCAAAAGAAAACAACACAATTTTGTGGTCATCAAAAGCAATTTGAAAGGATAGAAAATGCCAATTTATAAATATGACGTGTGCTTTCCCAATTCCCAAAGTGTGATCCGCACCTTCCCCTCCCTTGTTCGCGCTCGTGACTTTATGCGCGTTATGTCGGCCGATGACTTGCCTTTTTTGGTTATGCCATGGGACGAAAACAGCAGCCCCTTAATTGTGCGACGCGTGAAAACCCCTAGAAAATATCACACACAAAAGGCCGTTAAAGTTGATATACTAGGGCCTTCATCAACAGAAAGGATAGAGAAATGTTAAAAACAGTGCGTATTAGCGCGAACAGCAAAACCGGCCCAATAGCAGTTACTTATCGCAGCGGCGAACATGAAACCTATGGCACGTGCCCGACTAGCTGCAGCCTTCACCCTAAAAGTGAAACCGGCACATCACAAATTGATAGCGATTATTTACAGGCCGTTTTTGATAGTGTCCCGCGTGGTGGCCAAGCTTGGACCTATTCGCATTTTACGGCCGAGGCGCTCCCCTTTCCGCAGCCAAATAAAACCGTTATAAATGCAAGTTGTGACACTACGGCCGAAGCAGTGCGAGCTTTTGAATTAGGCCGTCCGGCCGTATATGTTGCGCCTTTTGAAACGGCCGACCAGTGGCCCAAGAAAATTCACAACATTAATTTTGTGCAGTGCCCTGCAGAACTTGCCGACAATTTCAGCTGTCAGCAGTGCGGCGGTGGCCGGCCATTGTGTGCGCGTCCCTTCCGCGAATTTGTCGTTGTTTTTGTTGCCCATGGCACCGGAAAAAAGAAAGTAGGAAAAGATGAAAAGGGCTGCTGTTATGCTGCCAGTGGACCGACAGCGATTCAATGGCATAACACTAGAAAAAAGGGCGCGCCTAATGATGCTGCAGCCCTTCGCGCCTTCGCTCGCGGCTTGCCTCATGGTTCTTTTTTGCGTCACCATATCGCGGGCGATTGTGGGCGGGAAACGGCCACCACGTGATAATTGTTGTCATGCTTATTTTTATAATTTTGTGGTGGATAATTGACAATTTTGATTAATAAAGTGTTGCACAACCTAAAAATCATGTATAATTCATTCACTGGCAAAAACAACCAGTAATTTTTTAACTCAGAAAGGATAGAGAAAATGGCACATATGATCGACACAACAACAGGCAGCGCAGCAATTGCATACAGCGGACAAGCCCCTTGGCATAAGTTAGGCCAACAACTGACAGCGGGCGCCACCATTGAACAATGGACACAACAAGCCGGCTTGGCTTATGATGTGCTTGAAAGTCCCGTGTTATTTAAGACACCGGCCACCAGTGAACCCCAAGCATGGCCCGATAGGAAGGTTTTGCACAGAAGCGACACAGGGGCGCCATTGGCCGTAGTGTCACAAGGTTATAACGTGGTGCAGCCCTCCGAAGTTAAGATCGGAAGAGC